ATTGCGCATAAGACCGATGTTAGATGATAATGGTAATATATTATACTATTTAGGAATTGCAATTGATGTCACATCTGATATGCTGTTAGTAGAAAAACTCACTGAAAAAAGTATAATGAACGATAAAATGTTTTCAGTAATGCCAAATATAGTATATATATTTGATATATATGAAAATAAAAATATATATTATAATAAAATGTTATCTACATTGACTGGATATTCTAGCTCTGAAATATATAATAATAAAAATAGTATTATTGAACTACTAATACATCCAGATGATATATCATATTTCCTTGCTCATGTTGAAAGAATAAAAAATGGAGATATTTTTAAAACACCTAATTCTGCATTTAGTATGGAATACAGATTAGTTGGGAAATATGGTGATATTATAAATATAATAGATAAACAGATACCATTTAAATATAATTCTGCTGGCAAAGTAGAACATATAATGGGTGTTGTAATAGATATAACTGAGATTAAGGAAAAACATTCTATAATAGAGAACAGTAATGAAGTTAAAGATAGATTGTTGTCTATATTAGCTCATGATATAAAAAATCCATTTCAAGCAATAGTAGGTTATTCTGATTTAATACATTATTCTTATGAGATAAATAATTCCGAAGAATTATTATTATATTTAACTAAACTGCAAGAAGTGGTATTTGATATTGATGAGCTATTGGGAAACATAATAAGTTGGGCTAGAATAAATAATTTAAAACCAAATAAAATAAAAATAAAATTAGACGAATTTATAGAATATATATTGTCTAAATATCACAGTTCATTTGAATTGAAAAAAATAACATGTAATCGCAATATCGGTTCAGATCTTTATTTATATGTCGATGAATATATGGCTCAAAGTATTATAGGAAATTTTATTACAAATGCTATAAAATTTACTAATACTAATGGTAGTATTAGTATAACAGCTAAATTAGCTAATTATGGTGACAGAATATCATTTGAGATAGAAGATAATGGTATAGGAATGAATACATCGATATTAAATTCTATATATAACAAAGAATTTGTATCTGATGTTACAATAGGAACTAATGGAGAAAAGGGAACTGGGCTGGGAATGTCAATTTGTAAAGAATTTATAAAAAAACATGATGGTAGATTATATATTGATAGTAAACTTGGTAGAGGTACTATAATAAAATTTGATTTGCCTGGGTTTAAAAAGATGTAGGTATATTATGAAGCAAAAAAAGAATTTATCAATAATATCAAATTCTAGTTCAAAGTCTAGGATAATACACGAATCTAGAAAATATAAATATATCGAATGTGAAACTTGTAAAAGATCTTTAGAAGTGGACGAGAATAGTATTGGCGGAATGTGTTGGAAATGTACCGCAAAACTGGTGGGATTGCCGGAAATAAAATCATATACTGAAAAAAGTAAATTTCCCCCCGGTTGGAGATTTATGTCTTTGTTTGTGGATTATGAAGGCAATGTGTATAAATACGGAGAAATAGATGAATCTCTTAAAGGAACAATGGAGCCTACTGATGTTGATAAAATAAAGGCAGAAATGAAATTAAAGCGACTTGAAACTAAAAAGAGGCGTTTACAGAGGGAAGAGAAATTAAAAGAAAAAGAAAATAAATTGCGTGAAAAGGCAAAAAAACAAGAAAAAAAAATAAAAGAAAAAAATACTAAAATTAAACGAAAAAGATGAGGTTACATATGTTAAGTGAAGTTGATATTGTTAATAAATATAAAAAATTTATTGACATAATAAAAACCGAATTCAACGGAGACAGATTAACAAAAATAATGGATATGGTGACATATTTTGAAGATAGAATAACAACTGCTCCAGCGTCAAGTAAAGAATTCTACCATTCTTCGTTTGTGGGAGGATATTTACATCATATATTACAAGTATATGATATTGCTATGAATATATATATGAATATATACTATGCATATTCACAACATCCTACATTTACCCGTGAAGAACTAGTTTTTAGTGTATTATTTCATGATTTAGGTAAATTAGGTGATACTGAAAATGAATATTATATATTTCAGACCAATAAATGGAGAAAAGATAATTTAAAAGAAAATTATACAATAAATCCAGCTATTGTTAATATGGAAGTTCCTGATAGAAGTTTATATATATTACAACATTTTGGTATAGATATATCACAAAATGAATGGATTGCTATAAAAATTCATGATGGCATGTATTCCGAAACAAATGCAAAATATTTTGCAGCATCGCATGAAGATCATGTTTTGAAATCTATGCTTCCATATATAGTACATACTGCTGATTTGCTTTCGAGTAGATTTGAATATGAGGCTTGGAGGTATAAATCACAAAATACAAAAAATACATTTAACATAGATGAGACTGAATTTACTTCTAAAAAGAAATTTACATCATCTAAGAAAACTATAACAGACGTTTTTACCAGCGAAACTTTTGATATAGACGACGTGTTTTAAAATAAGGATAAATATTATGAGTATTGAGTTAATATTTTTAATTATATCTATTCTATTAAATGTATATTTAGCTATTATGCTATTTAGAGCATTAAATAGAATAGAAATGTATGAAGAATGGATAATAGACATAAAAAATACAATATTAGACGCATATTTAATGATGAAGAAAGTCGATATATTGGGTGCATTTGAGGCAAGTGATGAAGTTGGACAATCTTTTAAAGCATTGTTACACATTTCTAATCAACTTAATAATAAAGTAAACCCAGAAGTATCGGAAGAGGTGATTAATGCAGAAAAATCAAAATCAACAAATAAAATTAACAGCAAAATTAGAAAATCAACATCAAGACCAAAATAACGACGATATATCTGTTCAGAAAGAAATTAAAAAAAGAGGACGTAAACCAAAATCTAAAGTATATTTTACTCAAGAAACTGAAGATTCGATAATACTATATAATTCTATTGAAGATCCTGAAGAAAAAAATAAAATTTATATGGAATGTATTAAACAACCATTTGAAAAAATAGCTGAAAATATAATAAATACATATAAATTTCCATATATACCAGAGTGTTTCGTAGATATACAGTCCACTGTAGTATCACATATGTTTCTTAATTTGTATAGATATGAAAAAAATAATGGCAAAGCATTCTCATATTTTTCAGTAGTATGTAAAAATTATTTAATTATATGGAATAATACAAGATTAGAAGAATTGACTAAAAGCATATCAACAAGTACAATAGATAATTCGGAAGATCATATAGGATTTGATGTAATAGATGATTCGTATATAACACACGCAGCAAATTCAGATATACAAGATTTTGTTGCACTAATGACTGAATATTGGGATGAAAACATAACATCGATATTTAAGAAAAAACGAGATATTGATATCGCATTTGCTGTAAATGAGTTATTCAAGAGACCAGCATCGATTGAAGTATTTAATAAAAAAGCATTATATTTATTAATAAGAGAAATGACCGGTCATAAAACTCAATATATTACTAAAGTAGTAAATAAAATGATGGGATATTATAAAAAGATACATAAACAATATTATAACGGTGGTATGGTTAGGGATAATGATTTTTTTTAATCGAAACAATATCATTTAGTCAAAAAGATGCATAGAAATATGCATCTTTTTTTTATTTTTATATATTTATATAGAAAAAAGAGGTTTATATTCATGGAAGATCCAAATGTATTTGAAGGTAAAACGTTTTCACAATTGTTACAAGATATATATGAAAATTCAGTTAAAAAGAAAAAACAAATTGATGTGTTAATTAAAGAATTAACTGCATTTATAAAAACATCACAAGATGCAGCATTAGTAGTTCCCTTAATAAAAGAATACTTAGATGTTGGTGTTAAAAATGATGAGCTATTAATTAAAATGGCAACTGTATTTCAACGTCACACTGCTGTAGAAAAGCGTGGATTATTAGGGAAAGTAGATGGTGAGAATTCTTTAATATTAACTGAAGAAGAAAGAAATGAATTAATGAGAAATCATATTAATGCAGTTAATACTATAGTAGACGAAGTTCAGGATGAAATGGAACGCATAGATGAAGATTTAGAAGATATCATAAAACGATCTGAAATTGCTTTTGGTAAAAAGGAGTAAACAATGAGTAACGTTCGAAACACGTGGTATATTGATGATATATCAAATACACGAAGTGTATTGACTAATACAACAGACATTGGTATACAATCTGATATAGTAAATAGAGTTGCTATAGTTGTTTCTATAGGAGAAGAGTTAAATATGAAGTTAAAAGAAAGAGACACAAAAGTAAATCTTAATGATTATGTGGGTGCAATTGAATTTAGATTTCCTTCTAATGAAGACGGAACTACCAGTGCAACTAATATAGCATTTCGTCAAAATGTTAATATTTCACAATATCCAATTTCTGGAGAACGTGTATTTGTAACTCAAGTTCCTCAAGGTATGTTTTTATATACAAATCCTATTAATTATAACAATGATGTAAATAATAATATAGCAGGTGGATTTGATGAATCTGTAAATACTATACAAGACACTAGCACGTTCACTGCAGCTAGAGATAATCAAGGGTATATAAATACTCCAACAAATACGGAAGAATTATCTGAGGAATTTGAAAGATTTTTGGTACAAGAGGTAGTTCCAGTAAAATTTAAACCAGGTGATGTTGTAATTGAAGGAAGATATTCCAATTTTATGACATTTACTAAAGATTCTTCTAATTATCCTATTATAATGATTGGAACTAATGCATCAACTGAAGTAGCTAATACATTACTAACTAACCAGAATACAATAATGATATCTAGTAGAGATAAAGTTGTAATACCACCGTTTAAAAGAAATGTATCAGTTATTAATTATACCGAAAGAGAATTTAGTGGAAATCAAATAATATTAATGTCTGATAGAATATATTTGGGGTCTAAAGCAAAAGAAATGTTTTTAATGTCAAATTCACATATACATATGTCTTCAGATCAAATTACATCAATAGATGCTAGCGATCTAAAAGTGAAAAGTAATATGGTACAAATAGATGCCAGTTTAATAGCATTAGGAAAATCTGAAGATAAGGAACCAGCAGCTAAAGCAGATGCATTAATTAGCATATTACAACGATTATTATCGTTGTTAACTATGGATTTTCACACAGTATCGGGTTCTAAAACCATGGGTTCTGCAAATGCAGCAGAATATAAGGCATTGTCTGCGGAATTATCAAAAATAAAAAGTAAAGAGGTTAGAATAAGTTGACAGATTGGAATATATTAATAAATGATATTAATCAATATATTAATGACGGTTCCTTCAAATTAAGAGAACAGCAAAATTTAGTAATTTCAGAAAAAATTGTTAATTTTATAAACTCTAATGTAACTACAGCGTCCGGTAATAAAGTTAATATACCATCAAGTCTATCACTATCAACAGCAATGGCTGCAAAAGACATTTCAGTAGATAAAATGATTGGAGAAATAACACCAAAAGTTAATTTAAATGATATGTTTGTTACACAAACAAAAAATTTTATTGAATCAGCAGCTAAAATAGAAAAACCAGAAGATATTAAAAAAGTTGAAGATTTTATACAATCTGTAGAATCAGAACTTGATAATATTATGAGTTATCCTAATAAAATATTAGAAATACCAGATAAAATGATAGAATATGGATTGTCGTTAGCTAATCCAAGTATAATATATGAAAATGCTAATAAACTAATAAATAATATTTTAGATTCGTCTATAATAAAAAATGTAGAAGAAGAGATTACGAAGTTAATCGACAATATACCTACTCAAGATGATATTATAAATATGATACCACAAGAATTGAAAGACAAATATGAATTTATAAAATCGCTAAATATAGATGAAATTGCTATGTATCCTAATAAAATACACGAATTGGTTTACAATTTAATACAAGCTGGATTTAGTTTATTAGATTATGATATAATGGATTTACCTAATAAAGCAATAGATGAAATAAAAAAAATTATAGAAGATATTAAATCAGATATAATGGATGAAATGGCAAAAATAGCTGCAAGTTTGGTAAAAATACCAATTCCGTTAGAGTATGGAATTGTGATGAATATAATTGCCGACGGAGAAGAATCTGTAAATACAATAAAAAAGCTTGTAGATGATATGTTAGCTATGAAATTGGCATTAGATGCATTATTAGCAAATCCATACGCAAAAGTAGTAGAAATTGTAAAACAGTTAATACCTGAAGTTGATATGGTACAAACATTAACAGAATCGTTGAATAATGAAATATCACAATACACACAGCAAATTCAAGATATAATAAATTCTGGAGTAGAAGAATCGTCAGAAGTAGTACAAATTCTAAAAAAAGAGATGAATGCTTTAACTGATAAATATAATGAACAAATAGCATTTGTAAATAATACTATAACATATGTCGAAAATTTTAAAATACCAGATGTTGGACCAGTTATCACTGAGTTTGTTAATCAAGGCATGAATAGTATTATACCATCCGCCCAGATAATTGGTGCTAATTCTGCGTTATCAGGTGGTATATTGATAAATGAAGTCGTAACATTTCCGGGAATCGCAAGTGATATGAGTTTAACTCCAGAAAATGATAATGAAGTTGTTCAATTGGTTAATTCAATAAAACAAAAATTACAAACAGCGATAACAATTAATATATCAAATTATAATGGACAAATAATTCCAGTTAGCAGTGTTTTGAATGTTTAAAAATATATTTTTTTTATATTTATATAAAATAAATCATTTTGGAGGATAAATAATGAGTAAAACAGAAAATTCTGCATTAATAGCACTCATTGTAAAGGTTGTAGATTCGAGATTGAAGAAAATTTTGCCTGAATTAATTGAAAAATATATAAACGAATCTGTAAATATAGACATAGATAATAATATGATTGAAAATATTACTAGATCGGCTAAAAAGAAAATGTTTAGTAATACTAAACAGATAAAAAAGTCATCACATAATGGAAATTTGATGGAAATGTTAATGGATGATGACGATGATGATCTTGTTGTTACTGATAGAAGTAGTTCTAGAAAAATAGAGGCTGCTAAAATAGAGAAAAAACAGAAGATAGAAAATAAAACTTATGTAAAAAATAATCCTATTTTAGATACATTATTAAAACAAACAGCAAAAGAAATAATAGACGATCCTAGTAAAAGAGTAAAAGCTGACAGCAACGTTGGATTGGAAGGTGAAGTAATAGGTGCACAGGTAGTAAGACAATCTGCTAATTTTAATAATAGACAATTAAAAGAAGTAATGCAAGCTAGTGGAGCAGATGCAAATACTGCAGCATTGTTGTCTAGGAATTATTCTGGTATGTTTAAATCATCTAAAAAGTCTAATACTAATAGACGTGTAATAGAACCGATTGTTGACGAGGATGATTCAAACTATAATTATTTAGATCCAAATTATGGATATTCTAATAATTTAATGAGTAATTCATATCAACAACCTGTAGAAAATACATATTATGAAGAGCAGCCAGCACAAATGTTAAGACAACCAGCACAGATGCCAGTGACTTTATCTAATAACCCAAATGCAAGAGTAGCAATACAAGATAATTTTCCATCTGAGGATGATTTTCTTCCACCCGATATACTAGCTGAATTAAGAAACAATGATAGCTATAATGTAGAGAGGGGAGCACATGGATGATAATACAGTATTGGGAATATCATATCCATTAGGGAAGCAAACCAAAGCATCTTTTGATTATACATACGATACTGTTAGCAACGAAAGATCTAAATTGATAACTTTCTTGAGAACAAAAGAATATGAACGTCCAATGAATCCATTATATGGATTGGGGTTGGATAAATATTTATTTGAACAGAATACTGTAGAATTACAAATGCGAATAGAAGATGAGATTAGAAAAAAATTGGCTGCGTGGTTGCCATTGATTATAATAAATAATTTAGAAATAAATATTGAATCCCAATACGATAGAAATTCAATCGAGATCGTGATAAATTTTGGTGTAAAAAATATACCTGAATATAACGAGATAATAAATTTAAGATATTAATTTGGAGAAAAATTAATGCCATCATATAACGTGGATAGGAAAATAAATTATATAAATAAAGACTTCATGTCATTGAGAAATGCATTGATAGATTATGCAAAAACTTATTTTCCAAATACATATACCGATTTTTCTCCAGCATCCGTGGGAATGCAATTTATAGAAATGATTGCTGCGGTTGGAGATGTATTATCATATTATACAGATTCTACATTAAAAGAATCTATGTTGCTGTATGCTGAAGAAAGAGAAAATATAATTAGATTGGCAAATTCTTTAGGATATAAATATAAATCAGCAGTTCCAGCATATGTTGTATTGGATGTATATCAATTACTTCCATCAAAAGGTGTAAATGGATCAGAAATAGATTTTAGATTTGGGTTGAATATCAGAGAAAATATGGTAATAAAATCGACTTCAAATTCTAATGTATATTTCAGAACTATTGAACCAGTAGATTTTACTGTATATGATTATAATGATGATTTTGAAACATCTGTATACGAGTATGATATAAGTCAAAATCCATTATTATATTTAGTAAAGAAAAAAGTAAAAGCTATTTCTGGAAGAATTGTAACACACGAAGAAACTTTTGGATCTCCAATTGCTATGCAAACTATCACATTACCTAATTCCAATGTAATAGAAATATTAGATGTATATGATTCTGATAATAATAGATGGTATGAAGTGGAATATTTAGCACAAGATACTATATTTTTTGATGAATTAAATGCTGAAAAATATAATAGCGAATTCAGTTTAGATGTTCAAGAAGCTCCATATATATTAAAACAAAAGAGATATGATAAAAGATTTATAGTAAGAACCGATGTTAATGGAAACACAACAGTCCAATTTGGATATGGTATAAGTAATTATCCAAGTGAAGTATTACTTCCGACAAACACTACTGTGCAATATAATACCGAATTTTTAAGTTTTTATGATAATATGCAGAAAACATTATTGACAAATTCGTATGGAATTGCACCATCTAATACAACTTTAAGATTTAGATATACAATAGGCGGTGGATTTGAAAGTAATGTACCAGTTAATGATTTAATAACTATTGAACAAATAGATATTAGAAATTCTGAAAATGATTTCGAATCATTAGGGGATAAAGAATTATTTAGAAAAATAAGAGGAAGTGTTTCAGTAACTAATTCTGAGCCTGCAATAGGGGGAAGAGGATCTGAAACTAATGAAGAGATTAGACAGAACGCAATTGCGTATTTTAAAGCACAGGAAAGATGCGTTACTATAGAAGATTATAAAGCAAGAGCATTAAGTATGCACCCCAAATATGGAAATATTCCTAAAATTTATGTAGAAAAAGATGCTAGTTCTCCTTTTACGATTAATATGTATGTATTAGGATATGATAAGGATAAAAAAATAATAAATTTAAATGAAACTATTAAGAATAATCTAATAACATACTTACAGAATTATAGAGATATAGGAACTGGAATTAATATTAAAGATGCATTTGTTATAAATATCGGTATTAAATTTTCTATAATACAATATTCTAAATATAATAAAAATGTTGTTATATTGAAATGTATATTGGCATTACAAAAATTCTTTGAAATAGACAAATGGCAAATAGGACAGCCTATTATAATACGAGATATTTATGAAATATTGGAGTCTGTTGAAGGAGTTAGAACTGTAGAAAATCTCGAAATAGTCAATAAATATGATCCTAATAATGGATATTCTGGCAATTATTATCATATAGGAGCAGCTACTCGAAATGGTGTGATATTCACTAGTGCGGATCCTTCTATATTTGAGTTGAAATTTCCTAATAAAGATATTGAGGGTAAATAATGTATTATAAATTATATCCTAAAAAGGATGCTACTATATATTCAGATTATCATGAATTTAATGTGGGCGTTGATCAAATAATAGAAATTGTCAAAGATAAACATGATTATAGATATGCATATAAAGGAACTTGGTTGGATAATATATATTATAATGAATATAACTATGTTAAATTTTCAGACAAATTAATATTATCTGCCGATAATACATCAAGTTTAGTAGATCAAAATGGCAATGAATTGTTATTATTCAATGGGATACGATATTATACTACTGTTAATGAAACTATTGGAACAAATCCATACATATCAAGTGATTGGCAAGTTTATGATACTGCATCAAACCATCAAAATTCTAGAATATTACTGCAGTTCGATCTTAATGAGTTGCCAACATATATATCTAATAACTATACTAATGTAAATTTGAATTTATATTGTGCGGATATAGATGCATTAGTTCCAGAATTTGATATATATGCACATCCAATATCATCGTCTTGGTCAGAGGGGGTTGGTACTCCAGTTCCAAATGCGGAATATGATGGCGTAACATGGGATTCTAGAGATACGTATATTAATTGGAATGTACCTGGAGGAGATTATCACAGCGATATATCAGCAAGTCAACATTTTATATCAGATTTTTATGATATTAATATGAATGTTAATAATATAGTAGATTTGTGGATATCAGGTAGTTTGCCTAATTATGGATTTATGATAAAAAAGTCAGATGATGATGAGTTTAATGAATTAAAACTTAGAAAATTATCATATTATTCAAAAAATACACATACAGTATATATGCCAGAATTAACATTTTGGTATGATGATTCATTAATTGATAGCTCTAGTTATTTTCCATATAATACATCATCAATGTATAGCGCAAGTAAATTAGAAGTAAATGATTTTGATATAGATGTGATTGGACTTAAAAAAGAATATAAGTATAATACGACTAATACATATTTTTTTAAAATACTTCCATTGAGAAGAAGAAAAACATTTTATGAAACTAAAGTATCAGAGCCTACGTATTTTATTGATAATAAAATCGAATATAGCATAATAGATGCATATACTAATAGAATAATAATTCCATTCTCAAGTGGTTCGAGAGCTACCTTTGATAGCGATGGTTATCATTTTAGAGTCAATCTCGGAGGCGGATTTATGCCAGAGAGATTCTATAAAATATTATTTAAGTGTGAATTAGAAAATAATACTGTTTATATTACTAAAAATTACATGTTTAAGGTGGTAATTTAATGCGAGGTAAAATAAGTACATATAATATAGATGTTTTGAAAAATACATTAGATACTGAAATACGTGAATTTATAAATACAGGTCAAACGTATGATTATATGCCTATGCCAACTATAACATTAGGAACTGTAGAAGCTAAAATGTTTATAAATGGTACATACAATATTACTTGGTCGGCTACTCCATCCGATGCTTACAAATTTATATCATTGTATTTTTTAAAAACTCCGAATGAAGTGACTACTTATGAAAATTTGATTACAGCATATTTACCTATTGAAAAAAATATATATTCGTGGAAAGTTCCATATGATTTTGTGCCAGGCAATTATTATATTAAATTAGTTAGTTCATATCAAAATGTTGAGATAACAGATATAACTCCGACTACAATTGATATAATTAGTGCTAAAGTGCCAAAATTTAAAGTAATACAACCTACTGGACCAACTATACTTCTTAGAGATAATATTCAATTGATGTATACTATATCAGATAATCAATATGGACATTTAAATCAGTTTTCGTTGTATTATGTAGATAAAAATAATCCAGAAATTATTGTAGATATGAATAAAACTATATTACTGCCTGCTGTAGACGGCGAATATGAAGATGTAACGGATTTTTCAATTCCTTGGGGAGTAGATGATTTTAGATTGATAGTTTCAGCATCTTCATTATTAGATGGACAAGATTTATCTATATATGTGCCAAGTGTTAGTAATGGAAGCTCTTCTTTATATATGCATATAGATGAACCATCGATATTAACATATACTTCAATAGGAAGTAATTACACAGTAACACAAAATTCACCATTTTCTATTAATTGGACTGCTAAAAAAGGACTTGATGGACTTGGTAATTTGGTAGATGTGTTTTATTCTTCTGATAGAAAAAAAGGACAGTGGGAATTGCTATTTAAAGATTATCCAATGGGGATAAATTCTACTGGTAATGGATATATAGGTAGTGTATCAGATGTAAAAATACCATTGACATATATGGATAACATTGCAACAGTTAAAATAGAGTGGATGAGTTCTAAAACAGGACAAAAATATGAATTTAAAAAGGATATCACTGTTAATAAAGCTCAAGATACTATTAATATTTCTGAATTTATATTAAAACACGGAAATACTATAATAAAAAATGGAGATACTATATTAGTAAATGATAAATTGCCAATATCTGTATCATTTGGTATTGATGATGTTGATCACCAGATAGAACCAGGAACTATACAATTGTCATATACTGTAAGTAATTCTCCTGATGTAGATGTTAAGTTGTTAGATGTTGAATATAATGAAAATGCATATATGTATGAGGGATTATTATCTGAAGAAAATGTCGCTAAATTGGGAACTATCATATCAAGTAAAATAAAAATTAAATATTATAATAGAATATTTGAAAAAGAACAAGGTAAGATTATATTATATCCAATTACTTTTAAGATGAAATCAATAAAAAAACATGAAATAAAAATAAATGGTATTTATGATAGTAGCAATATTAAAACTAAAAAGATATTCTATAGTGAACCATATAAACTGAAATATGAATTGATTGGTGATCATTTTAAAGATAATAAAGTGGATTGGAATATAAAAGATTCTGACGAGATTGAAATAAAATCTGGTAATTTAATGAAAAATTCGAGTGTATATAATATAAATTTTACTCCAGAGGATTTTACTGGCAGCACATCATTTGAATTTAATGGATATAATGAATGGAATAAAGAAAATATTAGTACCAAATATCCAATTTCATTAGTTAATAAGAAATTAAATATAACCAATTCTGATAAAATAAATGGTAAAACATTTTATTCTATATTACATAGAATAAATGCGCAGCAAAATTATATTAGTATTGATTTAAATTATACATATGATTTGCCAAATGATTATATAATTAATTTTAAATTATTAAAATTATCTAATTCTATAGAACCAGATGTTAAATTTTGGATTGCTAAAAATAGAAATACAAATGAAGTGATATTCAATTATAATAGTTCTCCAGAAAATTACTATGATTATTATAGAGATGAATCTGAAGAGTGGGGAGTAGTAAATAAAAAAGTTTACAATGAACCTAATGATAAAACGCCCAATTTTTCAGATATTTCTGTTAAATTTAATCTAGATAATATGAAATACAATGGAACTTTTATAATATATTGTACGGCATATTCATATATTACAGGAAATACTATACAAACATATGATAATACTGAACAATTTTATATAGAATCAATAGATATTTAGGAGGATGGTTTGGTAGAGTTTAATAAATCTTCATTATCGCATTTTTATAAGATGTATAATACCCCATATTTTTTAATTGATGAAAATATTAAATTATTTAACACAATTATAAGAGAGAATGTATTAGTATCTAACAGCGAAGATTATAGTTTTAATGATATTACTCGACAAATAATAGAAGTAGATCAAGATTGGATTGAGTATAAGAAATCATTATATCAACATGAATCTCCTGCATTTGAAGAAAGTAATAGAATATCAAGAATTACAAAATATATTGGTGTAAATAGAACTCAATTTATAGACATTGCAAAATTTTCAAAAAAAGTGCAAGATGTTAATAAATTAATACTAGATAAAAATAAATATGTAATTAAAATTGAAGAGTATGTTATACAAATATTGTCAATTGCTCATAAATTTGAGAATATAAAATCGCAGATGTACTATTTTGAATTTCAAGTTATACATGAAATGGACTGGTATAAAGCATATGTAAAACAATTGAAATTATTATATGCTGTATTTAATATGCCAAATGTTCAAGAATTAATAAGAAATGCGTTTATACCAAGTTTTGTACGGATAGATGCTGACCAAGTATATTATTTGAGATTGTTATATAATTTTTGTGAATATTATGGACATATTGTTCCACCAGAGCAAGTAGAGCCACATTTATTTACTGTTCAATATATGGAAATATATAATGCTAGAAATAATAATTCATTATTATCTGCTCTTGGAATAGTTTTTATGATTTTATATTATAATTTAACTTTCGTATTAACTAGCGATGCTTCAAAATATTTAGATTATGAAAAACTAGTTAAAAACGTGACTTTAGGTAATACGTGTCAAGATATATTATATAGTTTATTAATGGTGTTTCCTGAAATATTGAGGTTTAATGATGGAGGAAAACAAAAAATACAAGATATATTAGAAACATGGCGTAAAAATCCAGGCACATATGTAGGTAATTTATTTCCACATTTTGGTATGCCAGAATTTAAAGAGCCATTTGATAATACTTGGTTTGATAATAAGTCTTTAAGAGATTTATCATTGGGAAATTATTCATTTTTTGATTATCTGGGAATATTCAATAAATATCACACCACTAATGTATCATATTTTAGAAATCGAATTGAATCTACGTTTGATGTATTTTTAAAATATGATTCTATTAACTTAAAAGTATTAAATAATAATTCTACATTTTATGCTGATATAAAATTAAATAAATACCCTAATGGTATAATTAAAGATGAAAAATATAATAAAATATTAAATAATAATGTATTTATATATAATAATAATTTAATTGATATATTTTCGTATATAGATTTTAATTACACTAATGTTGATGCATTTAGTGTATCTATTAATGAGTTGGCATCTGGACATAATGTGTTGCTATATGAGTCACAAAAATACTATATTAAATTGATAGATGAAGTAGTAGATGATAAAGTATTTTATAAATCTCCAAGTAAAATCGGATGATAGTTCTACAATAGATATTTATTATGTTAAAGTAGATAGAAATGATGTTGGAAATTCATACTCTGAATATTTTTATACAAATGAGAAATTGATAAAAAACACTCAAAAAGAATTTTCAATATATATAGATAGTTATTATCCAGATGAGTATTATTATTATATACATATATATCAAAAAATTCCATACGAAGATATGATATCAATTTATCAATTAAACTAAGAATATAACTAATGAATAAATTAACTAATAAAGATTTAAGTATATTACGACAAAGTGAAAATTTCGAAAGTCGTATATATTCTATAGAGCAATATAATGATATTGTAGTTGAAATGTCAATATACGATCGAGAGATCGATTCTTTGATATTTACAATGAGGCAGTCTTTATTCGATTTATATAAAGCTGGTTTAATTACAAGAGATTCAGCAGGAAATGTTTCTTTTAATACACCAGATATATTAAAACGAAATAATTTTGGAGAAGCATCTTATACAGTACATTATACTATGTATAAGAATGTATTTGGATCGGATATAACTAATTCATTGTTTGTTAAAACAATATCGCCATCCCGAAAAGAATTACAAATCACTTCTGCTGATTTAACATTGAATAGTGAATTCGGTAATTTTGTAAATACTAATTTCTTTAGATATACTAATGATCTTGTATTAAATAAATACATTAATTTTGATTATAATAGATTATTCTTAGTATTAAATGCAATGGTAGAATCTGATACATTAATTATTAAATTGTATGAACCACTACCAGATGATATTAATGATAAAGTATTTTTATGGTTTGTTGAATTATTATCAGAACCTATTATAGAAAATGTTTCTGTATATGATACTATTGATAATACAATAAAAGCTAATTTTTTAGCACCTCCAAAATTTGAATATGTTGATGCTGATATAAAATTAGATAATAGATCATTTAATAGTAATTATGTAACATAGGATGATTTTAAAAATAAATTTGGTTATAATTCAAATACAAAGTTAATATCAGATATAGATTTTTCAAAAACTGATATTTTAAAACATGATTTTAATATAGATTATACAGATTTTAGTTCTTATTGTAGATTTGGCTCTATGCGAGCACGATTAGATAATTATGTTACTAAATTAAAACTTATTGAAGCTGAACAAGCACAATTAGATGAATTATCTTCTGGAATATATGATAAATTTGATACATATAATAAAAATGATGTATCATCTGTAAAGTATATATCAAGTAAAAAAATAACTGAGATTTATGAGGGATTTACATCTTTTGAAAAAGCTATACATTATAGCACAGAATTATATTTTGAAAGTGATGAATATCCAGGTGAAACTTTAGACTTGTCAGTGCCTAAAACTGGGACTACAATTTCTACTTTTGTTTATAAACCAACTACTAGCACAGATTTTACAGATTGGTATGAAAAAATATCAAATGCATTAACAGCATATGATATTGAAAATAGAGATGGACTAATCAATTTAGTACCATCGTTTATTAAAGATGATTATGTGTATGATGAATCTAATGAATTTTATTTAAAATTAGTAGATTTAGCTGGAGAATTTTTTGATAGTTTATTTTTATATATTAAAAATATAGAAAATGTATCAAATAGAGGAGAATCTGGTACCGAAAGTGCTCCAAATCAATTATTATGGAATATATTATATAACTCTGGATTTGAAGTTAATTCATCTACTGATGTATTTGATTTATCTAAATTTTTGTATGGATATTACGTATCACAATCCACTGTTAAAACAGTGGATATGTCTGATAAAGAGTTTACGAAAGAAGTATGGAGAAGATTATTAAATAATATTCCGTTGCTATTGAAGACAAAAGGCACACGAAATTCAATTAGATATCTATTAAATTGCTACGGAATACCTAATAACTGTGTAGTTATACAAGAATTTGGTGGTCCGAAAATTAAATATTTTGATTCCACTTATAACGATTCAAATATATTTGATTTTGTTGAATTTACACATTATTTAAACATCAATCCAGGTGAACAATTAATTGTACCTTGGGCAACTAGTTCATATACTAATAAATATCCAGATACTGT